GGATGAGGCTGCTGCTCAGTTGTTTGGTAATATTCCCGGCGGTGCTCAGGGTTCAAAATTTGGTCGTGATGTATTAAAAATTCTTCGTGAGTTTATGAAATGATTTGTAAACATCAGGTTATTGGTAAAACAAAAGAGGGTTATTTATTTGTTCATCCATGTGGACAGTGTCTTGATTGTTTGATAAATAATATGCGTGCTTGGTATGTGCGTTCTCATTTTGAGTTGAAGAAAAAAGATAGGCCTTATCATTATTTTTTAACTTTGACTTATAATGATGAACATTTGCCTGATGATGGTTTTTGTAAAAAAGAAGATTTGAAGAAGTTTTTGAATAATTTAAATACTTCTTTTGGTCTTCATTTAAGATATTTTGCAACGGCTGATTATGGCTCAGTCAATAATCGGCCGCATTATCATGCAATTTTATTGTCACAAAAGCGTATTAGTCAACAACAGGTTGAGCGTATTTGGAAGCGTGGTTTTGTTTATTTAAAGCCTTCAAACCCGGAGAACATAAAATATACTTTGAGATATACAGTAAAAAAGAAACCGATAAAAGGCAATGAAAAAGGCTTTTTTCGGTTAATTTCAAAAGGTTGGGGAAATAATGTTAAGGATTATTACACAGGTCAAGAGTATTTTATTATTGATGGCCGTAAGTATGGTATATCTTCTTATCTTCGTGAAAAAATAGGTCTTGACAAGCCTAAAAAAAGAGTATATTTTAGCTATGCTGATTACTTTTATAGTAAAGAGCATGAATATCTTGACAACTTCGAGAAGTCTGTTGAGGATGATTTTAAACTTAATGAATATAGGAGAAAACTTAATGAGTTTATTTGATTCTGTTAAAATGGCAAAAAATGTTCGTAAATATGGTTTGGTTAAAGCATATGACGAGAAACACCATCCGGTTATTTATATCGGTAATGAGCTTGGTGTTAAGGTTTTTATAAAGAAATTTAAAACTGATTTTGAGTTTAATAAGTTTCTATGTGAGGCTTTTTTGATGCGTTCTATGACGCACAATAAAGATATTAAAAAGGTTCGTGATGCTTATAATGGTCTTGTTAAATTTATTGATGAAAAGGAGAGTTTGTTAAATGTTGAATAAAACTTTTCTTTTTGTTGCAGTTTTTCTTTTGTTAACAGGTTGCTCTTCGCTATCAGCCAAAGTGGAACGTTCACACACTGAGGTCGTTACTGTTAACGGAGATATTATGCGTTGTGAGTATGCTCGCGGCGTTCGTTTTAATTGTGAACTTATTAAGGAGAAAGTCGATGAGACGAACTAGAAAAAAGAGTTTGATGCGTGCTTTTAAATCGCATCGTCACAAAGTGCGTGTTGGCCGTATGAAAGGCTTGACGTCTATTCCTCTTCGTTATCGTGGCAGGAGATATTAAGATGTTGTTTAAACGTTCATTATTTCGGCCGCAAGATAGCACAATTATGAGTATGAAGTCAGGCCCGTTGTATCCGGCTCTTGTAAAAGAGATGTATCCTAATGAGCGAATTGTTATATCTCATGAGGCTTTATTGCGTGCTGCGCCTATGCTTTTTCCGTTGTATTCGCCTGTAAAATTAAGATTTGATTATTATTTTTCACCGAATCGTATTGTTTGGCGTGGTGATGAAACTGATGATTGGTCTACATTTATTACAGGTGCTGTTGATGGTAAAGTTATTGAAGATCCCGATGATATTCCAGAGCATCCTTGGTTGACTGTTCCTTCTGGTGGTTTTGCTGAGGGTTCACTTGCTGATTATCTCGGTTTTAATACTGAGAGTTCTTTAGCAGGTGCCAAAGTTTCTGCGATGCGTTTTCGTCATTATCAAAAAATTTGTAAAGATTTTTATCTTGATGAAAATTTTTCAACAATGCCGTCTATTTCTTATGCGTCTGGTGAAGATACAACTACTTCACTTGATTTACAGTATAGATGTTGGAATAAAGATAGATTTACTACGGCCTCATTAGAGCCGCAAAAAGGTTTATCTATTGGTATTGCTATTGCTGGCTCTATTCCGGTTGTTGGGACTGGTGATTCAATGGGTTTAACCGATGGAACTAATGAATATGGTCTTGCAAATGGTTATATTTCAACAACTTCATACGGTGGTCTTGGTGTGGCAAGCACAGCTTCAGGTGTTGTAAATGGCACTAATATTGGCGCTGCAACGATGCGAGCAGATAATAGTGGTTCTGTGGTTTTTGGTTTATCTAAAGACCCCGATAAATCTGGCGTAGTTGCTGATACATCACAAATTGACCCGATACCGATTGATGAGTTGCACTTTTTAACACAGGTTCAACGTTTAAATCAACGGGATAATATGTGGGGTTCTCGTGATTTTGAATGTATCCGCACACACTTCGGTTGTGAGATTGAAGATACGCGTTTGCAGCGTGCTACTCACTTGGGTTGGTCAGAGGTTGATGTTAACTTTTCAGAAGTTTTGCAAACGTCTCAAACAACGTCAGGTGATGGTGGTTCTGCTCAAGGTAATATTACAGGTCATACTTTTGCAGTTGATGCAAGTCACCCCGTTAAATTTTTCTGCCGTGAGTGGGGCTTTTTGTTTGTTATTGTGAATGTTCAACCTATTGCACAATATCAACAAGGCATTCCGCGTGATGCACTTTATCAGACAAGATATGACTATATGTGGCCGATTTTGTCTGAGACTGGTGAACAGGAATTGTATGAGGCTGAGCTTTATGCTACTGCGGCAAATATTGCAAGCCGTAAGATTTTTGGCTTTGAGCCTCGATATAATCATCTGAGATTTGGTGAAAAAACTGTTCATGGTGCGTTTAGGTCATCGCTTGCTTCTTATCATACTGGCCGTATTTTTAATAGTGAGCCGAATTTAGGTGAGAGCTTTATTAAGGCTGACCCGACAAATCGTATGTTTGCTGTTGAGTTTGGTGAGGTTGACCCATGGTGGTTACGTGTTGAGTTTAACATTAAACATGTGAGACGTTTACCGAAATGGCCGAATCCGAGCTCTATTGGTAAACTATTTTAGCCTTTTGGAGGGCGTAGAAATAGCGAGCTTTGCTCGCCCGCCCTCCGCTAAACCCGCGAAAGCGGACCGACGCGAAGCGCGGTAGGCAAGGAAGCGCTAGCTTCCGCCCTTGCCGAGCTTTTAGAGAGTAATTTATGCAAAATTCATAGGAGAAAATTTATGAGTAATTTTAGTGCAAATAACTATCACTCTTTAGATTTTGACGTAGCTCGTAAGAGATCACGTCAAAATCTGACTGAACCCGGACCTTATCTGGTCCATGCTGAGGACTTTGAGAATATTAACGATTTAATCGCCCGTTCTCAAAGAATGCGTCGTTTAAATGTAAATGATAGCATTACTCAAACTGCTCATGATGAGCACGTCTCAGGTGCTCATTATGAGACAGATAAAGAAATATTAGACCAGTTGGTCGAAGACCAACTCTATATGCCTTACGCTACGCCGAAAGAGGCAGAGCAAGTAAAGGCCGAAGTCAAGCAAAGCGAAGACAAGGCCGTTACAAACTCTGCCTCTGAGACGCAGAGTAAGGCGTCATAGAGGGGGTTTTAGGGGGAAGAGCGGTAGCTCTCCCCCTAAACACAGTAGCCCATACTTGAGTGGCTACTGTGTAATTGACAAGTAAAAAGAAAAGATTTGAAAGGTTAAAAAAATGGGATTTTTTTCAAGTGTTAGTGACATTGTCAGTCCTAAAAAATTTTTTGGTGAATTAATTGGCCAAATAAATGGTTCTTATCAACAAGAAGAGGCAAATAGAATGGCTATGCAATCGTGGAATATGATGAACGATTACAATCATCCTGTTCAGCAAATGCAAAGGTTGAAAGAGGCAGGTCTTAATCCGTTGCTTGTATATGGTTCTGGAAGTGTTACGGGTAATACTACAGGTTCGCCCGCTCTTGTAGGTGGTGGTGTTTCTACCCCTGTAGAGAGTGCTTTTAGAGGCCTTGGAAATATTATGTCTGTTTTGCAAGGTAAGGCAAATATTGATAATACACACGCTCAAACAGCTGCATCTAATGCGGCGGCAGGTGCATCTACTGCTCAAGCTTCTAATCTGAGCGCGCAGGCATCTGTTAATCAGCAACGTGCAGATTTTGAGCGTCAGTCTATTATTGCTGATTTGGATTATAAAAGAGCTATGACGCGTAAATTAAATCAGGATAAGAGAAAAGGTGTTGCTGATACTCGACGTGCTGAGGCTATCGCGTCTATGGATGAGGCTGCTGCTCAGTTGTTTGGTAATAGTCCCGGCGGTGCTCAGGGTTCAAAATTTGGTCGTGATGTATTAAAAATTCTTCGTGAGTTTATGAAATGATTTGTAAACATCAGGTTATTGGTAAAACAAAAGAGGGTTATTTATTTGTTCATCCA